GGAAGAATAGAATGAGTACCTCAAGAGTGATGCACCCTTTGAGAGATGCTTTACAGAGGAGCCAGAGTCATACAGAGGTGTGAACAGTGGTAACTACAAGCTACCAAAGGATTGCACTTTCTGCTCACACAAAATCAAGTGCTGGCCTGGTTTAAAAAGTCTGCCCTCTAAGGTGTACAAAGGTAAAAGAGAAGCACCTACCGTGCATTATACTAGATTGAAAGGCGAATACTAAATGACTAAGGTATCAATAAATGATGTTGAATACGACACAGAAAACATGACAGACAAGCAGCTAAAGACAGTACAGTTACTACAGCAGAACTTAGTGTCTGTAAATATGCTAGATCATTGGCTACAGTGTGTTAAGTTTGTAGGAGAGATTAAGACACGAGAACTGAATAAATCACTTAGTGATGATCAAAAGAAAAAGGAGTAGCACGAGAAGGTATCGCAGTGGCCTAGAAAACGAGATAGCTGCATACCTAAGAGAGCATCAAAGGCAAGTCAGGTATGAGCGTTTAAAGATAGAGTGGGAAGACCTACGCTACAGAACGTACACACCTGACTTTATTTTAGACAACGGTATCATAATAGAAACTAAAGGCATCTTTGACTCAGAAGACAGACGTAAGCATCTAGCCATACGAGAACAACACCCAGAGCTAGATATACGATTTGTATTCAGCAACAGCAAAGCAAAGCTATACAAAGGGGCTAAGTCTAGATACTGTGAGTGGTGTGACAAGTATGACTTCAAGTGGGAGCATCGTATCATACCGCAAGAGTGGTTGAAGGAGAAAGGTAAACCTATAAGAGTAAAGAAGATACTCTTCAAAGGAGAAAGAAAGGTAACAACATGAAGTACGTGATAGGAGATGATGAAGTAGCTTTGGTTTTGAAACCTTGTTCCTTTGATGGTAAAGGTAAATGGACAGGTGAGATGAATACAGGTCTTGTTGTAGGTGAGCCTAAGTTGCTTGATACAGAAGACACTGCATACGTCATGCATCTAGCTACGTTGATGGGTGCTTTTTTAGAACTCGCACAACACGATGATATGCTTTACAACATGGTAGAAGAACACAGAAATGAACTAATAGGTTTAAAAGACGAAGAAGAAGAAGAAGACCAGCCCATGTACGAAAAGGTAGAAGGCACAGACGGTAAGATTCTAAAACTTACTAGGTTCACTAAAACGCAAGGTAATGCTTAATGAAAAAAGAAGGTCACGATCCTGTAACTAAACCTATTCATTATAATCAAGCAGGTATAGAATGTATACAAGCTATAGAGGCAATGACACAAAATATGTCTGGCAGTATTGCACCCCATGCAGCTAATGTGTTAAAATACCTGTGGAGATGCGAATACAAGAACGGACTAGAAGATATAGATAAAGCTATCTGGTATCTTAACAGACTAAGGAAACGATGGACGGAGATAAGAAAGTGAATAATAAAAATAAAAAGTTTAGCGTTACATTCTTACTGGAAGTAGATGAAGCATGTAACGTATTATCAACTGTACAAGACGCACATGAAGAGGACGTGCATGATCTAGTACGCAACACGTTCTACGATATAGACGATGTAAAAATAGACAACCTAACTGTGAGAGAGAGAACATGATTAATGCAAGTGATATAGAGGCGTTTGAATACTACAACAGCGTGGACAATGGTGAAGTATTGCCTACTGACTACCAGACTTTTATACATCAGTCTAGGTATTCCAAGTGGATGCCAGAAGAAAAGAAAAGAGAGAACTGGAGCGAGACAGTACAACGCTACATGAATAATATAGTTGATGGCAAAGTATCACCCGAAGAACAGCTACAAATAGAGGATGCTATTATCAATCTAGAAGTAATGCCATCCATGAGAGCCATGATGACTGCAGGGCCAGCAGCAGACCGGGATAACACATGTATATATAACTGTAGCTATCTAGCCGTAGATGACCCTAAAGCCTTCGATGAGGCTATGTTCATCCTTCTCTGTGGTACTGGCGTTGGCTTCAGTGTTGAGAGGCAGTACATTAATATGCTCCCTGAAGTCCCTACTCTCTTCCAGAGCGATACCACTATCGTTGTAAGGGACAGTAAGGAGGGATGGGCTAAGGCGTTTAGACAAGTGTTGGCACTCCTATGGGCTGGTGAGATTCCTCAATGGGATACCTCAAAGGTTCGTCCTGCTGGCGCTAGGTTGAAGACGTTTGGCGGTAGGGCTAGTGGCCCAGCGCCTTTGATAGATCTGTTTAACTTTACTGTGCAAACATTTAAAAATGCACAAGGGCGTAAACTCAGTGCTCTAGAGTGTCACGATATTATGTGCTTTGTAGGACAGATAGTTGTCTCTGGTGGTGTAAGACGTAGCGCTATGATTAGTTTATCTAACCTAAGTGATGACCGTATGCGTCACGCTAAGTCAGGTCAGTGGTGGGAGACAGCAGGACATCGTGCTTTAGCTAATAACTCTGTATGTTACACAGAGAAGCCAGACATGAACTCATTCTTACGTGAGTGGACAGCTTTAGTAGAAAGTAAGTCAGGAGAAAGAGGGATATTTAATCGTGAAGCATCTAAGAAACAAGCTGCAAAAAATGGTAGGCGTGATAGTGAGTGGGAGTTTGGGACTAATCCATGTTCGGAAATAATTTTGCGTGGCCCCAAAATACATCCAGAGCATGGTTACCCTGTAAAAGGAAGTGGTGGGCAGTTTTGCAATCTTTCTGAGGTTGTGGTTAGGGCTACAGACTCTATTGACGATCTTGAAAGGAAAGTCAGAGTTGCAACTATACTTGGAACTATTCAATCAACCTACACACACTTTCCATATCTGCGAAAGGTGTGGCAGCGAAATACAGAAGAAGAGCGTTTGCTTGGTGTGTCACTCACAGGGATAATGGACAACCCACTGATGACTACAAAAAACAAAGGTCTAGAGAAAACGTTGGAGCACCTAAAGAATGTCGCTATTTCTACTAACGCTGAACTTGCTAACAGTCTCAACATACCTCAATCTACTGCTATAACTTGCGTCAAACCGTCCGGTACAATCTCCCAGTTGGTTGACAGCGCGTCTGGTATTCACCCTCGCCACAGTTCATATTATATCCGTACTGTACGCGCTGATACCAATGACCCCTTAACTAAGTTTATGGCTGATCAAGGTATACCTAACGAGCCTTGTGTAATGAAACCTGATAGCACAGTAGTGTTCAGCTTTCCTATCAAGTCACCAGACAAAGCAGTGCTTAGAGATGATATAACAGCCATAGAGCAGCTAGAGACTTGGCTTATGTATCAACGACACTGGTGCGAGCACAAGCCCTCAGTGACGATTACAGTGCGTGATGAGGAGTGGCTAGAGGTGGGTGCATTTGTGTACAAACACTTTGATGAGATGAGTGGTATATCTTTTTTGCCTCACTCAGATCATACATATCAACAAGCACCCTATCAAGAAGTAGGTAGGTCAGACTACAATATGTTAGCGTCACTTATGCCGACTAGTATTGATTGGTCTAAGCTGTCTGACTATGAAGAAGACGATAACACAGCATCCATGCAGACACTAGCGTGTAGTGGCGATAGCTGTGAAATAGTAGACTTAACATAAAGGAGAAATAAAATGGTTGAGTTTTTTATAACATCTATAATTGCTGTTGGGTTGATGGCAGACGCATTAATACCTGCGATTAATAGTGGTATAGATGTGGCTGCACCTTATGTAGATCAAGGTGTTGATGCAGTGAAAAGTATCATTAAATGAAGTGGATAATAGTCCTTATATTCTTTAATGATGGACTACATTATGCACAAACCCAGCCTTACTTCTACAAGAACTACGAAGTATGTGAGGCTGCAGCAAGCGAGGTAAAAAAAGTGTACTCAAAAAACATGCCACATGAAGATGCACAAGTCATGGTATTTTGTGCATCGCTACCCCGGCGATTATGAGCATAGAGAGCGAAGCAAAAGAGCACATGGAAAGAAAGCAGCGGCTTTTTTATGAGGGGCTATTAAGAAAGCTAGAGCCTGTCAAGCAGCACATAGAAGAACATTTACCAGACAGCAATGGTAAATACCGGGCTTTAGATGCTGTAGAGGATGTATGTATGATAGTTAAATACACTGCAGAACTACAGGGATTGAAGTAACTAATCTATTTTAGCACTAGGTGGACACGGCTGTTCTATATCGTATGTAACTATGTGATAAGGCCAGCGGTTATACTTAGTGCTAATCTCTTTTGGGCATCTGTATACACAAACTTTGTACATAGTTCCCAGTGGAACCATACCAAACAAGACGCTTGTTAGAGCACAAATCAAAGACCTGTTTTTACTTTGTAGTTTAGGTGGTCTATAATAGAGTTGTACATGCGTAACTCTCTAAAGTTAAAGTCTTTTATATCTGCATCTACACCACGCTGCTTCATTATTCTCAGAGCCTTCTTCTGCTGTTCTTTTGTGCCTTTATTAGATGCTTTATATCTCTCTTGCTCCATATACCCTTCGCTTGTGAGAAAAGAAAAGTTATCTCTTACTTGTTTTCTGGCTCTCTTTAACTCCTCTTTTACTCTACCTCTTTTGTACGCCAAATCACCTTCTCTAAAATTTTTACTCTTTAGTAGACGTGTCATTCTTCTCTCTAGAACAGGTGCAAGTGTCTCGTTAAAGATCCTGTCATACATAGGTATCTGTGACCTTTGATCTGCCTTCCACGTTTGCAACTCTGACAACGTGTACGCTTTCTCTGTAGCAGTCTTACCTCTCTTAATGTTTAAACCTAGTATCCGGGCTAAAGGATTGGCATCATATATGTCACCTTCTCTGGTAGCCACTCGTAGGTTTTCTCCTGTGAGTGTTTCTGACTCACCAATCAAAACCTCTAATATATTGTCAAAGTATTTAGAAGCAGACTGTGTAAATTTATTAACCCCTTCTGCCTGTCTTACATCTTTAGCTATATCATTACCAGCGAGATACCCTACTGATCTGTTTACTGCATCTAGTGGACGTGTAGCACCAGCCGCTATATTACCTAGAGATTTATACAAAGCATCTAGCGCTCGGCCTCTGTCGCTACCATCACCTGTAAAGTAATCAAAGACGTTAAACAGATCGTTACCAAACTGTGCATCTCTGGCTACTTGACCTATAGCTAACTGGTTAAGTATCTCTTCTTGTAACTCTGGCGGTATAGCCTCACCTTTTCTGTTTAAGTTAGCCCCACGACCTACTGCTAAGAACAGCGAGAAGGGAAACACGTTTCTTACGTCTACAATAGTCCCACTCATCTCTATTTCGTTTACAGCTAGTCCTTTCTTTTGTCTCTCTTCATCCATCTGCATAGCCATAGCTAAGGCACTTGTGCCTACAAGAGAACGGGCCATAGCTTCATTTGCTTTTATGTCTTTACCACCAGCTTTAGCTATCCTAGCTGCTGTAAACAAGAAACTTAATGGACTCCACTGATAAGCTGTAGCCACCACGTTGTTCATAAATCTACCAAACGGTATAACTGTTCCTAAAAAGGGTGTGTTAGATGCTTGCTCTACAAACTTAGCAGCGAAGCCTAGATACTGATCGTCTGTGGTGTAGTCTTTAGAGAAAACAGAACGCAGTGTGGTATCAACTGCACCGCCTATTACATCATCATCTATCTTAGACATATCACCTGACTTCAACACATTTATCAATGATATGTTTGCGTCGTCTTTACCGTGCTTTAGCCTGATGTATTTGTCTAACTCTGTCATAAACATCTGTGATTTAGTAAATGTATCTTGTGCCCTCACACCTGTTATCATCATAGAGGCATCAGCAAATATCTCAGCTTTCTTTAAAACAGTATTGTCTATATCCATGTTGTAACGCTTGGCTGTTCTTTCAATGCCGCCACCAATGGTTTCAAACAACAAGTTCTTGACTTGTTTGTTGTCTCCCAAAGAATCCATAAGGTCTATAAAACTCTCGTATGTAGACATGGGGTCAAGAAAGTTTTTCATCTTTTGTGCTTGTATATCTTTGTACACACGAGCCTGTCTAAATAACTCTTTACTTAAATTCTTATTACCTGTAGTAGCTGCACCTACGCCAGCTATACCTAGCATCCCTGTGCTAAACAAGTCAGCTACACCTTGTCCACCGTAGAACTGTGCAAAGCCAGCCACGTTAGCAGCAGTGGTGGCAGGAGATGAAACCAACAGACGCTTCCATATATTCTGTATGTACGCACCATACTTGGGAGTTTTTTTACCTGCCATAACATCTTGACCAAACTCTTTGGCTAACTCATCTTGCACTTCTTTAGAGTTTAGAGTTTCAACAAGCAACTCATTACCAGATACAACACCACCATCTACAACTCTGCGTACCTGAGACATAACACTCAACGTGCTACCTGCACCACTAACCGTAGCAGCTATGACATCTCCCAACTCAACAGGCAAGCTGTGCAATGTGCCTAAATCTATGTTGGTGTGTTCTCTAAACGCGCGTCTAATCTCTTTTAGGTCATCTGGGTCCATATAGTGTAACAAGTTTGTCATAACATCTGATATTTTTGTTTTCTTTGAAAACTTAATACCATTATCTTTAAATATCTTGGCTAGTCCACCTACTTCTACTGGACCTTTTATGCCTAGCGCCTCTTTACCATCAGGTGTATAACCTAACATAATTCTACTTAATAAACTTTCTGGCATAACTTGAGTGCCATCTGCGCCTTCAAATGTTTTCTTGCCACCACTAACCTTTTCATTCCAATCTCTTATAGTATCTTTCATGTGCTCTGCGGCTTGTTTAATAGACTTTTGTTTTAAGATGGGTGCAGCCACTGCCTCTCTAGCTAATCTGTTTACTATCTTTTGTTGTTCTCTGTAGGCTTTGGGGTTTTTATATTTATTTATCTTGCTTAATGCTTCTTTCTCTGCTTTAAATCTTTTTAGAGGAAGCTCTTCTGCTCTGCTTGCAGCCTTTGCATTATCCATAGCCTCAGACAAACCAGACATACCATCAAACTTACCAAACGTGTAGTGTAGTCCACCCCCTATACCACCCAGCGCTAACGCCATAGCTGTCTGTGCAGCGCTAAACTTGGTCTGTGCTCCTATGTCGAGGTATATATCTTGCGTTGCTATGTCTTGCACACCAGCAAGTAAAGCATCTATAGCCGTAGTTTGTATGACAGCCTTTTTAGCAGCTTTACTTTTTAGCTCTCCTGTCTCTTCCCTTATAGCCCTTTGTGCAGCCTGTAGTCTAACCCTAGCTCTAGCCCTCTTTGCTGCAGCATCAGCCGCCCTTTTCATAGATGCCTTAGTGTAGCTACCTCCTGTCAACTTGGCAGTCATAGAATCTGCAGCCTCTTTTGCTGCTTTCTCAGCCGCCTCTTTTGTAGCACCACTAGCAGAGGCACGTCTAGCTGCTGCAGCTACAGAGGCTTGTATAGCTCTCTTACTGCCCTCACTTACACCTAGCGCACCTGCTTTACCAAAACCACCAGTTAGTAATCCTATGTAGTTTGTAGGATCTGTAGCCACAGCAAGTATGTAATCTTTAACACCATCAACAGCACCAAACACACCGTCATTTACAAATACGTTGCCTAAGCTATCATATAGCTCATACGCTTCTTTGGCTATTGTTTTTGTTTCGTCATCTGCTTTGTTGATAAATCTAGCTTCACCTGCGGTTGCAACAATGTTAGTATTAAATCTACGCATACTGTCTACGAAGTCTTCTACTACAGTCTCTTCATCTGCATCCATATAATCAGCACCCTTCTTGCTGATCATGTACTTTCGTATTTTGTTTAACCTGTCTCTTCTGTAAAGATCATCTTTCTTTAGCTTATCTCCTTTGCGTTTATCTTCTTCAAACATATCTACAAAAGAAGAATCTGTGTTGGATTCTGCAGGAGGCCTACCGACAAAATCTAAAGTATTAGAAGCCTTATCAGAAGCCTCTGGTTTGTTTCCATATAATTTATCAAACTCTTCTAAGGTCATTTATAAGAATCCTTGTACTTGTTTTGCTCTATCGGTTCTTTTGTTTACTAAAGTATTATAAGCACTAGGGTTTTGTTTTCTTTTAACGTAGGCTCTAGGTCTTAAATAACCTGCCATAACCACCTTAACTGCGCTTTCTAAATCATTTGTATTTTTTAGTCTAGTTATCATGTTTTTACCCATGTTCTCCAATGAACCCGGTATTCTTTCAGATAGTTCTTTTTTCAAGTAGCCGTAGTTTGCCTCATAGGATGAGGTAGACAGATTGTTTTGCTTTGCAAAATCTTCAAACTGAGTTCTTCTATTGTTTTTCTTAGATGTGTCTGTCCACTGAGCATAACCTAATCCACCTCTATCTCCTCTACCTTGTCTTTTTTTATCTAGTATCTCTTGCATGGTTTGAAAGTTAGCAGACTCATATGCTAAATTACCTGCTAAAGCCACAGCTTGAACCTGTGTTAAACCAAAGTCTGACATTAAATCAGACACTAATCTTTTTGATACGCCCTCAAAAGATGCAGATGGTTCAGGTTCAACTGCCTCAACCACAGGTCTAGCTTTTGGTCTTAAAGTAGTCTCTACAGAGGTAGATCCTAAAGCCTCTTCTGTTTTATCATCTCTATCAAATACTGTTTCTATGGTGTTAAAAATCTTTTCTTTCATAGATGGCACAGGTTTTTCTTCACTAGGCTGTAAAAAATCTAGCGTATTACCTTTTGATTTTGTAGATTGTTCTACAATATCTTTTAAAAAGTTTAAATTGTTACCCATGTTTGTACCTTTAGGGTTTAGGATGAATAGTGCCGCTGCTAGGATTAATAAAATAGTCGCCTGATTTAAGTTTGGCATACGCATCTCTAGCTTCCTCTTCTGTCATTATACTTAAATCCAATGGATTGCTTTCAGTATACTCTACCTCAACAGAATCGTCAACAGTTGTAGTGTCTTCCTCTACATCTTTACCTTCTCTTTTCTCTTTAGCTTTACGTCTAGCTTCTGCTAGTCCCTCTCCTCTACCACTAAAAAAATCTACCAGTTTATCTATGGGTCTTTCCCCCGGCTTTCTCCCTGCAGGTAAAACTTTTTCAGGTTCTACAGACACTTCTGTATCTTCATCCTCATCAATAGGTTCTACATCTGCTGGCCTAGCTCTAGGTCTAAGACTTGACATTAATCCTGTTGTTTGCTCCCCCTTAGTGTCAGTGACCAACTGTGCATCTTTAAAACTAGATATACCCCCTAGCTCTTGTATTTGTTTAAGTTTATCAGGTATTAGTTTTGTATCTAAAGTATTTCCATTTACTTTAAGAGACACAACATCTCCTTCAGTAACTACAACTTCAATGTCATCAACGCCACCGTCAGTATTTTCTGCTTTAAATCTCATACGCTGCCCTACATCCCTTGTCTGAGCAGGAGCCTTTTCTAACATCAAGTTGGCGATGTTTGTTTCTAATTCTTCATTTGACATTACGTCATACTTTATTGCCTCTAATTGATCTTCGCTTATATTAGTCGTACTTGTTACTATTGGACCCATTGTTTCTAAGTACAAAGGATTAGACTGAGCAAATGCAGTTATGATAGGCACAAGACGCTCCACCTTTTCCTGTTCTCTTAATCGTAAGGCTATCTCTCCAATTTCCATAGGCTTACCGTTGATCATATAGTTTTTCATTTTTTCTGGATCTTTTGAGATTTCCTCAGCTTTAGTCATAAAACTCGCGACTTCTGGTACATCATCATCCACTCTACCTATCTCTATTTGTAACTGACTTACGGCTGTTCTTGCATCTATAGCTTTAGTGGGTGCAAACGAGAAGTACGTGCCCGGAGCCACGCTTTCGTAGGCTTCTTGTTTAGCTAACTCGTTAATGTCCATAACAGAGTAACCATCAAAGTACGCATCCTCATCAAGCCTGGCCCTTACTGCATCATCTAAATCTAAACCTAGCAACGTACCAAACAGACCCCGCTTGCTGTCTTTTGTGCTGCCTAGTGAGGGCTTAGTCAGTGCAGTATTCATCTCGTAGAACTCTTGAGAATCTACATCTCCGTACTTAAAGTTTTCTGTTATATCAATCAGCGATTCTACTTCAAACTTATCAAACTTTTGTCCGGGTTTAAAGTTACGTCTAGATGCTTCCTCTTGTAAAGCAGTAGACAAGTCAAACAACCCTTTAGGTCCAGAAGCAATAGCAGCATTGATGTACTCATCATCTACGCCCAACGCTCTAATTCTTGCTATCTCTGATGCAGCTAAACCTTTTAGCTGTTTTAGTTTAGATATTTTACTCTTAGATGCTTCAGCGTTTTCTTTTAACTCTTTCTTATACTGTCGTGCTTCAGCAACCCGTTCATTTATTTGACGGGCCTGATCATCCATAAAACCTGCAGCAAATGCTTTAAAATTAAACGCCATAATATTTTACCTTCTAGACATTAGGCCCATTTCTTGTGGAGCCTGTTCTTGTGTATCTAATTCTTCTGATTCCGCACCCTCCATAGGTGGTGCATCTACTTGCTCTAACTCTTCTGCCTCTGGTGGTGGCACATCCTCTTCAGGTGTTTCCTCCACCTTGCCTTGTTCTAGAAATTCTGATATTTCACCTAACAGCTTTGTACCCTCATCTGCTGTACCCTCTTCTTCTGCTTTAGTCATAGCAGAGTTTAGTATCATCTGTATCCTAGCTTTTTCTTTTTCATCCATCTCTTTCTTGATATTTCTATTTGAAAACTTAAAATCTATATCGTTGCTTTCAGCTACAGCAGCAAGAAGTTCTATAATAACAGGGCGCACCAGTAGAGCTACATCAAGTGTGTGAGTACCACGCATAACTTGAGATGTAGTTAGAGCTTTTGCTATAGGGTATATAGGCACACCTGCTTCCATAGCCACCATTAAGTCATCCATAACGTCTTCTTTAGCTAGGCCGGTCACGTAGAAAGATACAGCCTCTTCTACTGTGTTTAGCTTAGAGGGACGCTCCCACGGCCTCTCTCCGGGTGCATGGGTAAACAATGAGTTGCCCGGTATGGGTGCTCCAAAATCTGATACTGCCATCTTTATTTATCCTACTTAGTAAACCCAGCGCCAAAGTACAAACCTACTATGGCTGACACTATATGTGTATCAAGGGGGGTGATTACAAATCCTTTTGCCATCTTCCATTGGATAGCTTCTGCTGGCCCAAACAACCAGTTAAATAAACCGCCTGTAGCCTCTGTGTATCCTACATATACACTGACATCAGGATACCACACTGCGACTAGCTTTGGCAAGACAATAATACTAAACACTGCAGATAAAGCTATAAGTCTACGTGTCCAAGCAAAGTGTTTGTCATCCTTACCAGCGTTACGCGCTTCTGCTACAGCCTCTTTGTTGAAGTTAGCGCGTTCCAATAACATTTTGTTGTTAGCCTCTCTAGCCTTGATGGACTGCCCCCATATGGACATGACACCACCTAGTATGGTAGAGAAAAGCATTGTTATTAATTCTAAAGGTAATCCCATCATTTAATAATAGCCTTGTTTAAGTCTTCTGGTTTAAGTCTTCTTATCTTGTGTATTTTTCCTATATCAAAAGGTTTTATGCTAACTGTGTTACTTTGATTTCCACCTAGCATTAAGAAAGTGTTATCTTTACCCTCATCTACATAAAACCCTACGTGGTATCCGGGTGCTATTATGTATTTGTCTGGTTGTTGATGATATTCACTGTCTGTTACATTATATGGTATGCTGTCAAAAACTACTTTTCTTGTCACTCTATCTATAGCTACATTTCTACTGTGTAAAACTACTATGTCTCCTTGTTTTGCAGCGTCCACACTATCTACAGGTACACCATAGTTTTCATATGCTAGTGCGCCAAGCCTGTTACCCTTCAATCGTGATACATCTCCCTCATGCAAGATAGCGTCAACAAAAGCTGCGCACCAAGCTACAACCCCACCGTCAGCATCTATCCCACTTGCAGCACCTGCATCCTCTAATATTTTAACTATTGTATCTCTAAATGCTTCGCTCTCTGGGCCTGTTTCCATATTATCAGATAGAGTTATATACTTACCACGAGTACCCTTACCTAGTAGCCCTGTTTCTCCTGTGACAAGTGGATAATTTATAGTTATATCTATAGGATTAAAACCTTGTTCTATTAGTTTTTCTACCTGTTGTACTTCTTTTGGTGTAATTTTACTGACAATAAAATCTTTAAACCTTTTAAGAAAACCTTGTTTAGTAACCTCTTGTGTTTCTTTAGGTGCTCCCTTTAGTGCCTCATTTAGTGCTATTGAAGTATTTCTACCTACTACAGCATCCTGTCCTAAATTATTATCTTTTTGAAACTGCCTTATAGCAGCCGCTGTCTGCGGACCTATATCGCCATCTACTTCACCTACATCATAGTTTAAATCCTTCAAGGCTTGTTGTATTTTCATACGGCCTTGTTTAGTTCTTCTATCTGTTGCAGTTATAACAGAGGTAGGTGTAGGTGCACCTAGACCTCTATCCTCTGGTGCTGTCTCTGGTGCTGTCTCTGGATCAGCTTGTTCTAAAATAGTCTTAGCTTCTAGACTGTCCTTTTCATATTGCTCTTTATAATCAATAATTGCACCCTCAAAAGGATCAAGAGTTCTAATTCCGGGCCTACGGCTAAGTGCCTCTGCAAATCTTTGTTGGCTCGCACTTGCTGGTTCTAACTCTTTATCTAAAGTTTCTTCTGTGATAGGTGATAATGAACGTAGCGCAGTTTGTGTTTGTGACCCTGCACCATCTTCATCTTCAATACCTCTTATTTCTTGAAACCTTTTTATAGCTGCTCTTGTCTTTGGTCCCATCTTACCATCAAGCGGTCCCGGATCTATCCCTCTTGATTTTAACTCTGTTTGTATTTCTAAAGTAGATAACTCTGGGCCTGAACCTGACACTTGTTTTAGTGCAGCTTGCTCTATTTGAGCAGGTGTCATATTCTCTGGTCTAGCTAAGTTTGCTTGCATAACTCTAACGTCATACAATAAAGTGTCTGCTATATTTGGTTTATACTTTTTTTGTTTAACTGTAAAGTCAGCACCTGCCTGTGCCATACGTGTATTATAAGTTGAGTGTAAAGAGTCAGGGTTTAGTAAAACTTGTTGAGCATCTACACTATTTAAAGGTGTGCCGGGAGGACCAGCAACTGTACCATCCTCATCATCATAGGCTGGATTGTTAATCTCTCTAATAGTATTCGCTAAAGCCTGAGTAATTGTATTGTCATCGTCGTCATCGTCTATTGGCCTAGCTCTAGGTCTAAGGCTAGTTGTCATACCCTCTGGTCTAGCTCTAGGTCTAGGACTAGACATTAAGCCTGTTGTTTGCTTTTCTTCCTCTTCTTTAGGTTTATCTTCTTTTTGGAATTGCAAACTGTTAAATATGTTTCCAAACATGTTATTTCACCTTAACTAAAAAACTTACTTATGCCACCAGCTTCGCCTACAGCACCTATTGTAGCTGATAGAAAATTACCAGCCGCCATAGCGAATGCAGTATCCTCATCAGCATCTTTTTGTATATCTGCTTTGAGTAACTCAAAGTCCCTGTCAGCTTGTTTCTCTGCAGTAGTCCAAGCGTAGTTCATCAAGTCACGCTCTTCTTGCCACACCTCTGCTATACCTTGCAGTGTAAGATTATTAGCAGCCATAGCTTCATTCATGTTAGCTTCATTGACTGCTGCATTTTCTATAGTTGCTATGTCCTTACGCCACTGTGTGTTAGCTTGTGCTACAACCAACTCGTTTGACGCATTAAACATATCACGCTGGTTTGTTAGCTCTTGATTAAACTTAGCTATAGTGTTTTCTTCACCAGTGTTAAACTGGTTCATAGCGTTTTCTTGTGCCTGATTAAACATGTCAACTTGTGCATCTAAGTTCATCGTAAACTGAGTCATTTGGTTTTCGCTCTCAGCATTGAACTGCTTGGCTGCATTGTCTGCTGCCTGATCCGTAAAGATACTTTGCGTAGTTTGTTGTGCTTTAAATATCTCCATCTGCTGTTCGTTGCTCAAGTTCTGTACATCCATTTGTAAGAAAGCTGATGCTTTTTGTTGTGCTCTTTGTTGTGAGTTTGACAAGTTAGCTAAGTCTACCTGTGTCAACGCAGCAGCATCTGACATGAGTTTAGCTTGTCTGTTACTTAGATTAGCTAAGTCAACTGTTTGTGCTAACTCAGAGTTACGCATGACACGAGATGTCTCTGCAGTAAAGTTCATGTTGGCTATCTCAGCGATACGTTCTGCTTTTATTACGTTGACTTGTTGCTTATTTGTAAGCTCCTGACCTTTCATGGCTGCCTCTATCTGTGCGTTAGCTAGAGCAGTTTGTTGACGATTAGACAAGTTCTCAACGTCAATGTTCAACTTGTTAGTCATGTTAAACATTCTAGTTTGCTGTTCGTTGTTTAGCTCTATCTCACGCTCTTGTAGTTGGCTGGATACATTGAACAAAGATGTTTGCTGCCTGTTATCAAGCACTCTACCTTCTAAGGCTGCCATAGCTGCAGCATCTTGTATAAATGCTTGTTGCTTTCTGTTGGCGTCCTCCATCTGTCTATCAAATGTTTGTGTGCTTTGTAGGACTGCCATCTGCTGTTCATTAGTAAGATTTTGTCCCATCATAGATGCTTTAACTTGCAAGTTAGATAGTGCAGTCTGCTGACGGTTAGATAAGTTAGCTAAGTCTACCTCTAGGTTTTGTGATGACTCTAAGATAGATGCTTGCTGTCTGTTTGTTAAGTTGATGTCGTTTACTTCAGCATACCTAGCAGCGTTAGCTACGGCTACGTTTTCTTTAGCACCTAAAGTTATATTCTGTAGTCCTGCTCTAAGTTGTGCCTGTGCAAGAACTGCCTCTTGTAGATTACTAAGATTTTTAAACTGCAGGTTGGCACTGTTCATGCTGTTTTGTATAGCTGCAGCTTGTTTGTTGTCCAAGTTCTGTAATTCAAACCTTTGCGCTGCTGCAGCGTTAGCTAAAGCCACGGCTTGTTTATTACGCACATTCTCCATATCCATAGCTTGAAAGATAGAGGCTTCAGCTTGTGCTATAGGTAATGTTGTTTCCATAGCAGCCTGTAGTAACGCAGCCGCAGCCATAGAGCTACCACCCATGCCCCTAGCGTTCATGGCCTCGTTGACATTACGCATAGCTCCTGCAGCCCATGCTGGTGTGCCATCATTAAACGAGTCCATAAGTTTTTCTAATTGAAAGGTAATAGTAGACTGAGCACTTACTCTACCTTTAGTAAACTTTGCTTCCAATGCTTGCGTAAAACTGGCGGTTTGGGCTTTAGCTTTTGCATCTTCGTTTAGTCCTTCAAAGGTTTTACCTACTACAATTATAGGTTCTGTGTTAATTATTTTATTTATGTCTACTATTTCTTTGTCATCAACAACAGTCTCTTCACCTGTGACATCAGGCACATACTCTGTTTGCTTCTCAGGCGCGCTGGCTAACTCAGGGAAGTTTGCAGCGTCCTCTACCTTACTGGCCTCTTGTTCAGCGTACTGTGTAGGGGGCAGGTTGTAATCTACAGCAGCCTTTGCTCTAGGTGTATCTGTTGCAAATCTAGCTGCATCTATATCAGGTCTTCTTTCTGGATCTGTAATCTGTGCTGCGTCTGACTTTGTAATCTCACGAAAACGTGCAGCATCTGGATACTCACCTTTTGTGTAATTTAGAGTTGTTCTTTTTATTTGCCG